GTCGTTGTCGCTTGAGATTGTCGCCTCGATGTCGCGCTTGAGTTCAGTGATGGCGCGAGCTGTGCCGCGGGCCATTTCCTTCTTCTTGCCAACGCCGGCAACGTCCTGGACGTTTTGCTGGAAGTCGCTCACCTTGATGGTGCGGCGGAACTTCTGCGCGCGGGCGCTCAGGAGGACACGGTTTTTGGTCGGGTCGTCGAAGTCAGAAACGTCGGCAGAATCCACAACGCCGTCCGTGGTGGGCGAGTTGTAGGAATCGGCTTGGTAGCTGTAGAGACCGGGGTTGTTCAGATCGGCGCCGACTTTGGCGACAGACGAGCTGATGGGAGTGTTTTTCGCGTCGACAACGGAAATGATGTCGAGGAGGTCTTCACGGTTGCCCGTGGATGGGAACAAGGCACCTACTGTAGAGGGCATAATAGTAATTCTTTCTTTTTGGGAGGTTTGTTAACTGAACAGCGCCTCTGACATATAAGCCTCGAGATCGGAGATCCCGCCGGCGCCAGAGAGCACTCGGTTGCGCGTGGCCGTATTGACCGCGCCCTTGGTGGCAGATTTCGGCGTGCTCACGGGTTTGACAGGTGTCGGGGTCTTGGATGTTCCACTGGCTGAGACTTTCTTGGCGGCTTTGGCCTTGGCTTGATCGGCCGCCTGCTTCTGCATGAGCTGCTGCTCTCCGTAGAGGGCGAGGCCGACCCAGTATTCATTCTGGGGGAGCTTCAATAGCTCGGGCGCCTGCTTGATCGTCGCCTGATACGCTTGATGCATCGGCGATCCTTTTTTGAAGATGTCGGGGAACAGGTTCTTGGCGGCTTCAACGGCCGGTTGACGCTGGGCGAGCCACTGCTGGCGGGCCGGGGCGTGAACGGTCAGAACGTCGTCCGCTTTGATGAGGTAGTCTTTGACCTGGTCGCTATCGAGATACACCTCGGTGCCGTCCGGTCGTTTGACCGTGGCGCCGTCGGTATTGCGTAGTGCCCAGCGGCGAACTTCCTGCGCGCTTTTGACTTTCGCTTCAAGCGCCTCGGGCGTGTCCACATCGGCCAGCGGGTTTTCCGCGGTCGGCTGCAGCACAGGGCGGGCGGCTTCGTTGACTTGGGATTCCAGCTCGGCGAGACGTGTTTTCGCCTGCGCGTATTCGCTTTCTAGCGTCTGGGCTTTTTCGAGCGCCTCTTTTTTCTGGGCAGTGAGCTTATTGATCCGTTTCTGGATTTTCTCCTGCGGCGCTTCGTCGTCCTTCTCGCCTTCCTCGTCGTCTTCTTCGGACTCCTCGTCCTCGGACTCTTCGTCCTTAACATCTTCAGAGGCATCTTCGGATTTCTCCTCCGATTCCTCTTCTGTCTCAGTTTGTGAAAGATCTTCAGCCGCTTCGGGCTGTTCTACGTCCTCGGGCTGGGCCGGCTGTCCGGTCAGCTCCTCCAGAGCCATAGAAATGATATCGTCACCTGCAGCCAGGGCTGCCTTCTCTTCCGCCATGGATAAACCTCCAAGTAGTGCCAGAGCGTGCGTCGCTCAGTCCGATCAACACCTGCGTGCCATGAGGGCACAACTTCACATTGATACTATCTATTATGGACACTTTTGGACAAATGTCCAGAACTATTTTTCGTTATTTTTCGTTATTTATCGTTATTTATCGTTGTCTCTAGGGGAAATCGGATAGAAATCGCTATAGTTCTGCGCAAGTAATGACACTTTCTGCCACTTTCTGTGCGGAAATTTTGTGACAAACCGTAGGACGTTGCGCGCAAAGTCAGACAGTTTGCAACAGTTCCCGAGCGGGTATAAATGCCGGGAAAGCGGCCAGATTATACCCGATTGGGCGCGAGCGGGAATGTTTAGAGCGGCGGCGGCAAATGGAGCCGCGCTCCATTTATGAGCAGTAGTTCAAACGTGGCTTGAACTGCGGCGCAAAAAGTATGCATGGCGATGCCTTAGGCCGGCCTAATGTCAACGCACGGCGACATTGCCGGCGAACGGCAACTTTTTATGTCGGAAAAAAGTATACGTTTTTCTGACAAAACTACTCCAGCTTCGCCGATTCGGCGCGGCGTTGCTCCAAGGCGTCCCACAGCTCCAGCAGGGCGTTGAGCTGTCCCGAGGCATGGGCGAGCCAGCCGGGTTCCTTGGCCGTGGCCATCGTGCTGACCAGCAGCGCGGTGTCGGCAATGCGGTCCTGCAGCTCCAGCATCACGGCGAGATAAGCCGGCGGCGCCTGCTCGCGCGAAAAGGCGAGGGCGCTCTTGGGGTCGTGGTCGCCGGGTTGATAACGGTCGAGGGGGATGGTTTTGGTTTTTGCGAATAGCATAATTTTTAAGCTGTTTGTGTTCGGGGTTTGCGAATAGCGAAGGTCGTTAGACCCAAAAGGGATGCAGTAGCCTGTTGGCGGCCACGACATGCGGCCCGCACTCGCGGCAGACAGGACCGAGCTGCTGATCCACGCCATGGATGTCGTCGATACGAAGCTGCTTGCTACAGACACCGCACTTCGGCGGCTCCTTGCTGCGTCCGCGCCATGGGCGCACGCGCGGCGGTGGGGGGACGATGCCGGAGATGCTCATCGGCGAAAATTTCCGAAAATCTCCTCAAAAGCCGCCGCACCCGAAGCCCCGCTCATGCGCGGCGGCTGCGCGGCCAGCGTGCCGGCGTCGAATCCGGCGTCATACACACGCTCAAAAAACTTGCGCAGCCCAGCCGTGGTGAAATGCGGATCATCCAACAATCGCGGATTGCGCCGCGTGAGGTCGCTCCAGAGTTGGTCGCGCTTGCTCACTTAGTAGCTTCCTCCTCCAGTCGGCCGCAGGATGTCGCCCTCGACATTGATGGCGTCGCTTAGGCAGACATAGCGCAGAAGGTCAATGAAGTCCTTGGTCGCGCCCTTTTTGCCGTCCGCCGCGGTGTACGTTTGCAAGGCGTAGACGAGGTTCTTGCAATTCTCCGAGATGTAGAGCTTCGGCTGGTTGCGGGCGTCCACCGGCTTTTCGGGGTTGTAGGACAGCGCGTCGTTGATCATCGAAACGCCCTCGTCGATGGAGTCGCCCGGGGTTGCCGTGAAGAGCATACCGAGGTCGGCCATTTCGTCGATCAAGGTCGTCGGCGATTCCTTGGCCAGCGTGCGGGCATGGCCGTAGCGGCTGTCCATCCACCTCTCGAAAATTTCCTCGCCGCCTTCGACGCGCAGGATCTCGTCGCGGTATCGCTCAAGGCCGAAGCCGAAGTCCTGCTGCGCGGGACCAGGCTTGCCGTCGAGCTTCTTGCCGTCCGGCAGCGCCCACTCGCCGGCATAGCCGACGCCTTCTATGTATGACACTTGGTCGGGCCACTCGCGGTAAACGACAATGCGGCCGGCGGTGTCATGCACGGTCCAGATCATGGCCCAGTTCTTGCCGCTGGCCGGATCGACCCAATGGTAGCGGGTGCCCTTGGGCACATCGCTGTGCCTTATGACATGAACCTTGGGGTTGAACAGCGGGAAGCGTCCGCTGATGGCTTTGGTGGGCACGCCGTAGGCGCGGCAGAGGATTTTTTCTTTCGTCTCGCTCTGCAGCTCTTTCTTCATCCGCGACCAACCAGCCCAGGGATTGCTTTGTGTGTGGAAGTAAAGAATCGGGCGGCCCTTTGGATTGATCTGCTCAATGGGCACCTTCTCGTAGCCGGCAATCTCGCCCCTGTCGTTCTTGAGCGGCAGCAGCTCGGCGTCGGTGTCGGTGACGGTCTTGGCGCCGGACAGGTAGTCGGCAACCGTAGGACTCCAGCCTTCAACCGGCGTGAACGTGACGGCGAGCTTGCCGTTGCGGTCTACGAGGCGGAACCGGAGGGTTTCCAGAACGTCAAGCGGGACCAGCTCGTCCGCCCAGGCGAAATCGATCTCGCCGCCTTCAAGCGTGCTCGGGTCTTGCGCGTAATTGCGAAAAATGCAGATGGATTGGTTCGGTGCGACAAACTTGGCCTCGGTAAAACCACCTTTGACCGAGTAAGTGATGTTGGTGACTTGTCCCTTGCGCGCATTGCGCCATTCAGGCGGCATATATTTCCAAACGCGGGGCTGCTGCAGTTCAATGCTGTTCGGCGCCGTGGTCTGGAAGCACCAGACAACCGCCCCGGGCTTGCCATACATGGTCTTGATGGCTTCCTTGGCCGCCCACTCGGTTTTGCCTGAGCGGTTTCCGCCCATGACCAAAATTTCACGATGTTTTTCGAGCAGTTCACTGGCGCGCTTCCACACCGGCGGGATGTAGCCATAGCGGAACGGGTCTGATGCCTCGCGGGCGATCAGCTCTTCGCGTGTTTTGAGGTATTTCCAGCCGTCGTCCGGTCCCAGTTTCTCCAACAGGTCGAGATCGACCTGCATGACAGGGTGCGGTGTGGGCTTAAAACGCTGTTGATGCTCATTCATTGGCAATGTCCATCGTCGGATTGGCCAAAACTACAAACTGGTCGCTGCGCATGTGCTTCACCTCGCCGGTGGCCTCAAGTACCACGGCAAAGATGTCGTTGAAATACGGCCCGCCGCTCTCGACATACCACACGCTGCCGAAGCCGAGCGGCGTCTTGACGACAACGGGGCGGGCAAACTCATGGATCATTTTCGTGGCGTCACGAAATTGGTCTTGAGGCATAAAAATGCCGGGGACGGTGCGCGCTCACCTTT